AATTCCTTTGCTTCTTCAAGTGTAACAGTATCAAGAGCATACTCAGGATGATCAGCTGGCGCTTGAACCATGTAGGATACACGATGCTGAGCAATACAATCAACCTTTACCCAAACTTTATCAGATTTTGTCAAAGTCCAACTCCCATCTTTGTTATCAGTCCAAATTAAATCATCACCAATTTTCCAGCCAGTACCCTCAAGAATTTCATCATTAAATTCAATAAAAAACTCTCCGTCTTCATTTTCTTGAACTTCCAATGTATACTTACTCATAGTTAATCTCCATCCAATTTGTGTCTTCAGGCATAATTTCCATAACTACACCATTTTCGGTAGCCTTGTTAATCATATTACCAAGAACACTACCACCATACATATTAGTTCCGTAGATATCTTTATGACAATAATACACAGAACCAGAAAAACCCTCGAAGGAATACATATTTCCCTCGAGAGTAACTTTGGTAATACCACTGTTTAGTTTCCACGAATCAGAACCAGCATATCCGCCATACCAACATGCAAAAACCTTATACAGATTTTTATCGCCAATTTTAACAACGACCCATCTATCTGGACGATAATCCATATTACACCTCAATAAATTTTAATTCAAACCGATCGGCTCGGTCTTCGTAGTTAATATAACCACGAGGATTACAGGAAACACGAGTGGTACCAATCATGTAGTCAAAATCTTCATGAGTATGACCATGAGTCCACAATTTAATCATTGGATGATCCATCATAAACTGATCCAGATTAGAACTGTATCCACCATTCATCAATGTCTCATCGGCATAACGAGGGTGAGTCGATGCCTTACTTGGAGCATGATGACCGACCACAATCATTTTCATATATGGATCGTATGACATTTCAATCAAACGAAGCATTTTCTTGTGTTCGGTAACAGCATCCTGTGGAGTAAACGCACCAGTCCTAGTAGAAAACTCTGCCTGGAAAGTTGGTTTACCATCTTCACCAAGTTTATGCACACCATTCTCATCATAGATTGGCACAAACTTTTTGTAAGTAACCTGATTTTTTACATTGCTGACACAACGGAAGTCGTTCATCATTCCACGAATATGTTGTAGAGTAACATCGTCTTCGCCATTCATGTCAGTCCACAATGTTCCACCAACAAAGCGATATTCGCCATGATAGTCCCAAACTTCATTATCAAGAATCTGCAAATTAGGCAATTTCAACTCTCGCTTGAGAATTTTAACAGTTTCAGTGAATTCGCCATGATAATGCTCATGATTGCCCATGACATAAACCACATGAGGAAATTTGTTACAGACATCCCAGAAGAAGTCAGTAATTCTTTCTTTTTTATGAGAAAGGTAGTCGTGATCGGGAGAATCTAAGTCGCGAGCAACGCAGATATCACCTGATAGAATTAGAACTTCGGCATTTTGAGTATTTTCCAGCACAATTGGTCCAAACTCCAAGTGCAGATCTGATGCAAGGGCAATTTTCATAATATTTTCCGTAGGTATCAAGTATAATTCAATTATACCCTATTTTTTAATTAAAAGCAAGCATTCTAATTAAACCAATACTGTCAATGGTTACAAGAAGCAGGTAGTTAGCCAACATGCCAAACGATTTCCGAGTATAACTAGCCCAAGCATACATGGAACAGCCACTAATCCAAATAGGATACATAATCCGTAAAGGTGGGTTTGGGACTGTGAAAGCCATCGTAATGCTACAGCCAATACTGATAGCCCAAGCAAGCAACTCAACAGCAAAGCGAAATTTGTTACTTCTAAAATCATCTTTAATCCATTGAAATGTTGTTAATAAAATGTCATTCATTTAATTTAAGTTCCGTTAATCTTTGTTCGTTTCCAAATTTATCTTTTGGTATAACATTAAATGCTAAACTTTTTCTTGTTTTTTCTTTCATATTACTTTGCACATAATGTTGTAAATGTGACGGAAATAATATTAAAGTGTTTTTAATTGGATTAATTTGATATGTTTCCCATGCTGCTGGAGCATTTGGATACTGCAGCTCATTCCTATCTGCGATTAATTGATTAGCTCCATAAGAAATTGGTTTACAAAAGTGTATTGGAGTTAAAAAATCTAGATCGCCAGAGTCATAATAGTATACACCTGAAACGATACTATTCGGGTGAGAGTGTAAATTATGTGACTCTCCTGGTTTTTTGTATGATAACCAAGATTGAGTATACCTTACATGTTCTATATTTAAAGCCAAATGTATCTGCATAAACCACTTCGATTTTTCCAAAATATATTCTGAAAGAGTAGAGTTATATTCATCAAGAACATGTGTAGATTTACTCATAGTTCCAAATTTATCGGTTATTTCTTTTGGAGTATCAGTATTCATTTCAATAGAATCTAACATTTCTCTGACATCATCTCCACAATCATAACTGATAACAGCAATTGGGGTTGGGAATAAGTGTAATATTTGTGTATCAGTCATAGATAATCAATCCATCCAGTGGCAATATATTTTTCTTGAGTTGGTGAGGTAATTCCACGATGAGTAAATGTCCAATCAGCTGGCCAAAGTACAGTCAATCCCTTTTCTGGCTTTAACTTTACTTGCTGATACAACCACTCGGTTTCTCCTGCATCAGAAACATCATTAAGATATGTCATGAATACAAGATGTCTTGTTGTATAGGGGAATTTTGAATCGTTTCTTTCAGAATGCCAGTTTAAATATCCTTCATTTGGTTTATAGTGTTGTATATTAAATGATCCATTCTCAAGCCCACAAACACCATACCCAGCATGAGGATATCGCTCAATATACTTCATTACAACAGATCGAAGTAAATCATCGTATTTTTGAAAACATGATTCGTACTTATCGCAGTATGCGTCTGTACTTGTTTTATTTTGATTTAGATTTCCACCTACAGATCCAGCAGTTTTGCGATGTGTAGTTTTGTGGTATTGAATCAATTCGTCGCAGATAGTTGTATCATCTAAGTACCACCCACATATAAAATTATTCAAATCATTCACATAATGTTGTTTCATCGTCCGCGACCAGAATTCCTACGAGTATTGATATTTCGAACAGCAGTTTTAACCAGCTTTTTGGCAAATTTCTCATTACCAAACTTTTTAGTCATTTCCTTAATTGCTTTTTTCTTTTCAGCTTTAGCAGCTCTCGCCTGTTTTAAAGCAGACAGTGGAGGAGTGCTCTCAATTACTTCAATGTTATCAATATCTTCATTATCCATTTTTACTCTCCAAAAATTTACGAATTTCAACAAAAACCTGATCCAACTCAGTTCTATCCAAGAACAGATCAAAGGAATCTTTCATAGAATACAACCAAGCATTATGTTGCTCAACAACTTGTTTAACCAATTCTGGATTGGCTCCTCCAACGGAACACTCATAATCAGACTCAGGAACTACCCATCCAATCCAATAATCAAATCCTGATGGTTTTGTAGAGGTATAGGTATCGACACAAAGGACATCGCCAAAAGCCAAAGAATCCTGATGAAATTCAGCATTGGCACTTTCAATAATATTCAGTAATTCTGAGAAATTAGCTGGATTTTCTAGGACAGCTGTACATAATCCAGTCATGTCCGATACGCCAAAGTGTTTAAAAGCATTGGGTAACGCTTGACTTTTCGTATCTTGATCTAAACCCCATAATTCATCAATCTTTACAGAGAGTTCAGTTCCATTCCAACCACAAAGAACCTTATTTCTTACGGTATTTGCTTCAAGAGTATTCAAGAATAGTATTTTAGACATCGGATTTTTCCTTCTGGATTTTTAATATACTCATATTTAGATTAGTTCTCAATGTAGACACTCGACACCCATATTATAACATATTTTGGTCTTGCAAGTCAAATTTATTTTCTTGTATAGGGATTATCAGGGTTTCTCAACGGATAACGCAGGGGAAAGTCGCTCCGATACTCAATTTTCGTGCTGGAAGCGTCAATTATAGTGGTGTTGGTCGTGGTACAGGCTGACAAACTCGCAAAAAACATAAAAAATGCTAAAAATTTCATGAAAACCATCTCCCTGAGCCATAGACACCAAATTTTCGCATAAAAATTGTGAAAATTAAGCCAAAAATTAGTTGAAAACCAAGCAATGCCATTATAATGTAGAAAAATATCACTACTCACCTCCAAAGTAACCAATCAAAAGGTTCATCGCACGGATATACTTCATATTATTCACCACATCCTCGGGATGTAACCAATAACCATCAGGATTCAGCTCATCCTTGGGATTCTCCTTCCACTTATCCAACTCTGACTGAAGATAATTTCGCATCTCAATCAAAGTAGCCTTGGTAATACCATCTGCCACCTCATGGGGAAGTACTAAACCCCCAGAAGCATGAAGATGTTCGTTCTCAGTTTTTACCAGTTTATTCACTTTACGCTCCAAAGGTATCCGCAATCCAATATACAACGAACAATACCGCACTAGCCGAGAGTAAAATGACGAATACACCAAGGGCAAACTTCAAAAGCCATAGTATTACATCCATACAAAAGAATAGTGCAAGGATTACAAGAAGGGAAAATAGTATGTTCATAGTATAATTATACCGTATTATCGTATTAATGTCAAGGAGTTTGCCTGTCGGGGTTTACAGTAAATTTTTGCAGGGCGCATTTTTTGTATGTGTCCGTTTGAAATCGTCTGAGGTATGGAGTTGCAAGGTAGATGTGAACAATAAAGTTTCCTTTTAACTTGTCATCGCCCAACTACCCTAAAGGGGACCCGACACCTAAAGTCAAAATTACAGCCCTCACATACCAATACTTGACATTAAATCAGATATCAGCTATACTATCCCTTCAGCTTTGTAAATGTACGATATCGTGTATCAAAGCGTATTCTGTTCTTTAACATTACGGCATCTTTACCACTCTTACCATAGGGAACATATCCATACATCCATTCCTTATTTGGACTCAGAATGTAGGTATGATTCTTTTGTGGAACAGTCCAATTGCTGGTTGTCTCACGGAACACTGCCATATCACTCATATGTATCCTCAATTGATGTATAGTGAGCCATCTGCTTCGACTCGGTAATTCAATGGTGTATCCTCAGGCCATGTGGACACTTGCAATAGGACATCTGCCTTCACCACTTGGATATAGGAACAGTCCTCGGGGCATATGAGCACTGATGCATAGACGACCTTTGCCTTACGGATATCGCGACGGAATTGCTTTACTGACATTAGAACGACTCCCTGAGGATGCCAACTAACTCGTCGAAGCCGATCTGCAATTCGCCAGCCAAATAGTCTAGGTCTTCCAGAGCCAATTGAGCATAGGAGTCTTGGCCAATTTCGTCTTGGTACTTGTCCACGACTTCAAGGATATCGGTAATTCGTTCTGCATAGGTAGTCATTTTAGTGCCTTTCTGTATCAACTCGGTATAATAACTATTATACCCCGAAACCCGAATTAAAGTAAAGGGAAATTTACTATGTTTTTAGCGAGAAATTTACTATGTTTTGCTTGACTTTTAATCATTTTTGGTGTCTGCCTGGAGCCGAATTTTTGCCAAGTTTTTCTGTATGTGTCGAGACAAGTCTGTTAAGGTCAACACAGCGAGTCGTTTTACACCGAGTGCGATCACTACCTCATGGACAAATCTTCACTACATCCTCAGCGGATTTCCCTGCCTTTACCATTTCAATACGGCAGTTCTGTCGCATATCCTGTGCCTTCCAAGCCATAAGCCCCATACCAAACAATATTAGCATAAAGCAGATTCCTACCCACTTTTCAGTCTTATCCATTTTCTTCTCCTTGGAATTTCTCTCTGATCTTTCGAGCAACTTCGTTATCACCAGCGAAAACAGCGATCTTTATACACTCAAAGATTATCATGCTGGACAGTTTCTTTGCTCTTTCTGCTATCTCAGGTGCAGCATATCCAGCCTGAATCATTAGGTTTCTCAGATCTTCATTCATGCCTTATCCCTTTCTCAACAGATTCAAGAGCCACAATTAACTCAGACACACATCGCTTATCTATACAGAGATAGTGCGGTCCAATATCATCATAGGAGTGTATCTGAATCTTTACCAGTTTATCCTCGTCAAAAACAGTCAAATATGGATTACCCTTTACATCATTAATGACTTTCATAGTATACTTTCAGCTCATTCCCATGATAATCCTTTACCTTGATATAGTTCTTTGCCATGTAATGAATAAACTGATCAATGAACCATGTGGGTACATTATGCGTAAATTCTACCCTTGGAGTAGTCGTTATAACAATTGGCGAGCTTTCACTGTATGTAATCATGCCTTATCCCCTTATGAAGCAATACAGAATTATCAGTACAATTAGGATTATTGGTGCCCAGTCTTTCAGAGTCATTGGACTTGTACTTCGATCAGGGATTCTTGGTGGAGTTGGTCTTAACATTATTTTCCGTCATTTCTGTTCAGTGCTTCCAGTGATTCAACCCTTTCTCGCAAATACTCGACTTTAAATGTCAAATCTTGTATTGCCTGTAGGAGAATTTTATGTAGGTCGACTTCATAGGTGTAGTTACGCTTGGCTGCGAATTCAGCTTGCTTCTCGTGAGTCGATTCCGTGTATCCCTTGTCCGACATCATTTCTGCTGCCTTGGCCATTGCCTTCTTACTTGAATAACCTGTCATTTGCTTGCTCCAATTGTAAAGGCAACGATCAGTGCGATTGCCAGTAACCAAAAGACCAGTAAAAATCCCATCAATCCCATGACTTTTTACCACCCCAAAGTTCATTGAAGTTGTAACCAGCGTGGTATGCTTCAATGTCCTGTGGATTTGTAGCTTCGATTCTTGGACCTGAGTCGCCACCAACACCACCACGATGCGGATCGCGAGGACGGGAATACCAGCTGTCGGCAGAGCCACGATCAAAGAATGACCCATGGGATTTGTCATACATCTCGGTAGCTTCCACGGCATCTTTATAGGTCATAGGTGCTTCAACAAATTCACTCATAGTAATCCTTTCAATTAAGCAGTCAACATGTAAGTAGCGAGATCTTTCCAGTCTGTATTGGAAGCACGGATTTTAGACACAGCGATAAGGGTACGGAGGGAAATTTCCTTCACCTCGTCTTTGATCTCGCGAATCAGAGCAAGCGCATCAGACTTGATAGATGAGTCATACTCAGGAAGGAATTCCTCAGACTGAGCAATAAATTCCATGCGGTCAAGTTTCTGATCGGTAGTCATGCTCAAGTCAATCATCATTGAACGACTGCGAATCGCTTGGTCAATACCATCCTGACCCATGTTAGAAATAAACACAACACGACCTGTGAATTCAAAGCTGCGTGGTAAATCATCATCACGCATGTCGGCATTCCAGGAGATAATACGCTTACCGTAGCTGTCCAGTGCACCCTTAAGAATGTTCAACGCAACTGGATCTTTGAGAACAGAGTCACAGTCGTCAAACACGATGATAGAGTTGTTGTTCTCGAACAGTGTACGATACAAACCCTTAGCAGTGGAATAACCCTTCACCATTGTGAAGCACTTTTTAGTGTTAATCACTGTACCGACTTGAAAGTCAGCCAGATTGGATATATCGGTATAGCCATTAGCCAACAATGTCTTGGTCACGGTAAAAGTTTTACCCAAGCCACCCTCGCCAGTAATCACGGCAGATGGTTGTACGCCAGTAGCAACCATGTTTACAAGTTTCTCAACGAAGCCGAATCGTTCGTTGATGCCGAATTTCTCGTCACGCTCGGTTTGAATTGCTACATCCGCAGCGACGATTTGATCATAGGTCAATTTCATACCAGTTTCCTGAGCATATCTCCACTCGATGTGAGATTTTTTAGAAGTTTTGAAGGGTTTAGCATTACCGATCTGGCACACATACTTACCAGAAGTTTTATCAAATTTCACAGAGGTACGGATAGTAGCAGACATTTCATTTCCTTTTTTATTCATCATAGATTAATTATACCATACATATGAATTAAAGTAAAGCATTATTTTAGATACCCCTACGACCTGTAGGGTTATTCATGGCTGTAACACCACTGTACATGATTGCAGCACCCACCAGACCGATCACTACCAAGGGTAGTAGCTGTGCATCTGTGGCATTGTCCAACCCTCCAGCGACTCCAAAAAGAACCAACAAACCGACTATTGCACGAATAGAACCACGCATATTCATTCTCCTATTAAATACCAGATTTACGGGGAAAACCAGCTGCAAAGCCACTGGTACCTGTGGAAGCCACTTTGGTGGTCTTACCACGCATGTACTGCTTTGGTGCCTTGCGAGCTTTGATGACCTCTACAGAGCCACCAGAGCGGATGAATTGGCTCACTGCCAACTCGGTTTCAGCACGAAGCTGGGATTTGGTTTTTGCTATAATCATTTTTCTTCCTTTTTTCAAGTTTACAAGTAATTATACACCGAATTTGAATTAATGTAAAGCACTATTTTCATACCCCTGCTGGTGGTAGGGTTATTTGGTTTTTGAGTGTGTTTGGTACTTTTTGGCATTTTCTTGTACAGTGACCCACTCAAGATTGTCTGGGTGAAAATTTCCATGGTCGTGGTCAATGTGGTTTACCTGATACATAGAAGTAATCAAATTTTTGACTGTTTCATGAGTCTGATCCCAAACTTCTTTTGATACACCATTTGGTTTCGGAAACTTATGATACGCTTCACAAACAAGTCGATGCACATAGAAAGATTTTATCTTTCCTCTGTACATCAAACCAACTTTTGGATAGGGAGATTTGCGAGCTATTGCTTCTGTTAATGGTTTAAACACTGTCTGTTTGTCAGACCAGATTTTACCATTTCGCGCAATCCAGTATCCATCAATTACTTCTCCGTTGTATACTACTTGTTTGTAGTTTTCCATTACGCAGATTTCATCATGATTGTTGGAAATTGTGGCAGGGGGAAAATCTTTTCAAGTAAGGATGGTCCTGCCTGTACTATCTTCACGAATCCAGATGTGTCCTTCTTTGCTTTACCCTTGGCATACAAACCAACGATCACTCCCTGTGGATCTAGGAATCGCAGGTCAGACTCATCGCCATTGAACACTGGCAGACCATTATAAGTTTCAGGCATCGGCTGTGTTTTCTTCAAACCAAAAACAGTTGCCACATTGTAACCCTGCTCAATTGCTTTGGCTACATCCTTGTCGTTGCCATCGGCAGCAGAGAAAGTCAGGTGGTAGTTGGGAATGTGTTTTACCTTGCGACCGAGGATCTTTGTGTAGTCGTAGAATTGAACATTTGGGAACATTTGGAAAATGTTTTGACCAGTGCCCAACACATCATACTTCTCGAAGGACAAATCGCTGGTACCATTCAGACGGAACACTGGAATCAACCCTTGCTTTTCTGATTGACGAATCGCCAGCTTGATGTCGTTGATCAACTGAACAAAGAATTCTTTACGATCGTTGAAGAACAACTGTGTCTTACGGATTCTTGCTTTTTGAATCACATTAGTTGTTTCGCCTTTCTTGAACATACCACCACGACCAGCAGTGTTCAAGCAAGCAGATGTGCAACCAGCTGTTCGTTTGGGGCAGGTTTCATGACCAGACAAATCGGCAGGTGCGAGGTGTAGAATGTAGGTGTTATATCCTTGTTTCTGACCCTTCAAAATCTTTGGGTTACCAGTGCTCAATAATTTCATAATATTTTCCTTTTCAATCACAATATAGTAATTATACCATACCTGTGAATTAAAGTAAAGGGAAA